ATTATATCAACTGGAAGATAGAACAAGAAAGAATGGTTAGAGAGCGTGGAACAACACCTCAATTTGTAGAGAATAAAAAAACATCTTCAGACTTAAGAAGAGAAGAAGGTGAAAGAAAAAGAAGAGAAGGTATTAAGTACTTCTAAATAAGGAAAATCACTATGCCACTTATGAGAAAGAGAGATAAGATTAATACACAAGGAATGACCGGACCTACTAAAGCTTCCGGGTTGATGTTCACAAAACCTGGTAAGAATCCTGAAGAAGCAGGAGAAATGCCAGTGGTAAGACATAGAATGCTTCCTAAGAATGAGAGTTTGTATATGGAATTAAAAGAACTTATCAATGAGGTTCTCGATGAAAGGAGTCAAAGAGTATGAAATTTAAAGCAATAGTATTCATTAGATTGCGAACGCAGGTCGATGATTCTCCTGGTAATGCAGTAAAGGATTGTTGTGGTAGAATGTCTGACTTAGACATCAGAAAGTTGAGATTGGGTAAGATTATTGATCTTTGGTTTGAAGCACCTGACAGAGAATATGCAGTAAATGAATTGGATCATCTTAGTGATAAATTTCTTGCCAATACTGTTATAGAAGACTGGGATTATGAATTGACTGAAATCGAAAGTTTCCCCAGAGGTGTTGCTGATGAGTGAACCATTTTTTATAAAAGGTAAAGTGAAGACTGTCTATCCTACTGATGACCCAAACACGGTGATCATACAGTATGAGGATAAAGTTACTGCAGGTAACGGAGAGAAAGAAGACTATCCAGAAGGCAAAGGATCTCTATGTTGTACCATCTCTGCTATTCTCTTTCAAAAACTGGAAGATGAAGGTATTCGTACTCACTTCAAACGCCAGATACATGGGCCCTGGATGATATGCGAGCATGTAAATATCGTTCCCATTGAGGTAGTAGTGAGGAACGTAGCAGCAGGCAGTATAGTGAGGGAAACTGGCGTGAAAGAAGGTATTAAGTTTCCATACCCACTGGTAGAGTTCTATCTAAAAGATGATGAGAAAAATGATCCTCTACTGACTCCAGATAGAATGAATCTGATGGGTTACACTCACATACTCACAGACCTGATGGCATCCAAAGCCCTTAAGGTCAATGACATTCTTGTCGATCTTTTCAATAAGTTGGACATTACTCTTGTTGACTTCAAACTAGAATTTGGACATGAGAAGACTTCGGGTCACCTTCTATTGGCAGATGAAATCAGTCCAGATAGTATGAGGTTATGGTCTAAAAGTGATAAAGGAAACTTTGATAAAGACCTGTTTAGAAAAGGCGAGGGAGACATCGTCCCAGCTTACCGCCACATCCTAGAAGAATTACAGAAATTTGTATGACTTTTCATTAATCAACTATGAACTACTTCCTTAGCGCCACCTATATTCTCATCTCCTTCGCCCTAGTCGTCCCCATTACCACTGACGAAAGCTCCTTTGAGGCGTGTCTAGACGAGGTCCGACTTAGAGGAGGTGACGCTTGGGCAGCCAGGAACCCGCGCCTACCTTCTGAGGATTGCTGTCCTTATAAGAGAGCAGAAGACGACCTCGATTGGTGCACTCCTGACCAACCATTTAACCATCCATCTTGAGACCTTGAGTAAGATTGACATCCGATCAAAAAATATGGTATATTATAGAGAGTTTTATGAGTAAGATGAATACATACTTTCATACACATGAGTAAAAGATCCAAGTTTCCATTTAATCATGTTGTATTAGAAGAAAGGAAAGAAGTGTGGATCAAGGGGGATTATCCTAGTTGTATGGGTGTTCCTACACTTATGAAACAGTTCTATCCTGATTATACAGCCCACCTGGCTAAGGAAGAGTTTATTGAAGAACTCAAAAAAAAATCCTGAAGCAAGAAACCGATTTGAATAATTATGACATACACAGTTTATTCCAAGGATAGTTGTCCTTATTGTACGACAGTACAACAAGTTCTACAACTTTCAGAACAGAAATATATTGTCCTTAAACTTGGTAGGGACTACACAAGAGAAGAGTTCTATGGTAAGTTTGGACAAGGTTCTACATTCCCAAGAGTTGTTCTTGGAGATCAATTGATTGGTGGATGTACTGAAACTGTTAAATACCTGAAAGAAAATAACATTATTTGATGGACACCCAGGAACTTTATGACATCGTTGAACATACAATTGATTATGCTTTCAATGGAAAGTATATGCTCAATATGTATGAGTACTTAGTACTTACCAAAGTAACTAAGAATAGTGTTAATGAGTTTCTTCAAAGTTCAACAAGAACAGAAATTGATCAATTGATTATTGACTTGAATGATTATCTTGAGGGTGGTTCTGACGAAGAACATAAACAATTAAGAGAGGGTTATGGTCACCTTGGTAAACCAGAAGCCAGAAAAATAAGAAACTATTTGAATAGAATTCTTGAGGACGCTTTGAAATATGAGCAAGAAAAAAGACCAGGGAGGAAAAGAAAACCCTCTAAATAAAATAAACAATGACAAATCTCAAGAAATTAATAGAGGTTTGGAGTTGTTATTGAGAAAAAATCGGAGGAGAGACCGAAAACCTAAAACTATTGAAATGAAGTTTCAAAAGTTAGTTTCTCTTTTCAATAGAGAGATTAGTTTTTATTTGAATTTTCATTTAGATATAAGAAAAATAAACTCTCGGAGAGATTAAAATGGAAACAGCAATTACAATACTGTCAATTGCAGTATCAGGATTATTTCTTTTAGTAGGAACTCTCCTCGGTTGGACGGTAAAACAATACCTCGACCAAACCAGAATACCATTCATACATCCAGAAATGTTTGATGTAGATGGTAATATAATTCCAGACGAAATTTTATCAGTGAGATTTGAAAATGACTTCATCAGCGAAGACGAAGAAAACGATTAATAAACTTCCACCAAATCCATTTATCTTTGAGATTTTGGATCTTGTGAGTAAGCAGAGAAGTAGGGCAAAGAAAATTGATGTTCTTAAAGAATATTCCACAGATTCTCTCAAGGCAATTCTGATTTGGAACTTCGATGAGACTGTCATTTCTCTTCTTCCAGAAGGTCAGGTTCCCTATGAGAAGAATGATGTTCCTGTAGGGACTGATCACACCTCTCTGAGGAGGGAATGGAAGAATCTATACCATTTTGTTAAGGGTGGTAATGATTCCCTCTCCAAGACCCGTAGAGAGTCAATGTTTATTCAGATTCTTGAAGGCCTTCATCCTCAGGAAGCAAACATTTTGATTCTTATTAAAGATAAGATATTGGAGTCAGAATATAAGATTACTAAACCTATTGTTGAAGCAGCATTCCCTGACATTCAGTGGGGAGGTCGTTGTTGATGGCAACAAAAAATATTAGAGAAATTTGTTCTGATTGTGATCCCAAAGAAGCGGAAGATAGGTCTCTTCCAACTAATTCTTTTTTAGTTGAGTACGTTCAAGATGGTACTACCAAATTTGATATTGTTTCTTCAATGAAACAGTCAGAGATTTTTGATAAGTATTGGGATAACTATCGACACGAATTGAAGAATATTTCTCAAACGGAGGGTAGAGTTAATCCTAGACTTTGGAATTCCTCAGCAGTAAATAAGGGTAAAAAATGAAAGACGAAGAACTAAAAGATCAAATTAACGCACTTATTCGTGGTGAGATTCAGGAAGTTATTAATGACTACGTTGAGGATAAAGAGACTCAAGTTTTCAGTATGGAAGAGACTGGACTTGGTTTCGTTGAAAAAGAAGAAGATGATGAATTAAAAGTTAATATTTCTAATCAAGAAGTGGAGAAACTTATTAAAGAATATAAGAAGATCAAGAAAGGTCAGAAATCTAACCTGGGTCAGATCAGAAAGATGGACAAGAGAGCCTCTTGACATAAATAGGTACAGTGGTCTATAATAGACCTGTCGTTCAACCCCATTGAGGGGTCGCAAGTAAGTCGCGGAACGGAGAATTAGAATGATTTACTACCTTCTATTCGTCGTTGGAAAAAATCACTCTAATCGTTCATCCCATGTTAAATCTGATTCTGGCATCTGTCCTCACCTGTAGTGCTTCTCAAGAACTCGTAGAGAACTTGAGAAACAATATTAATGAAGAAATGACTTCTGATTATAAGTCAGAAGTTATGGAAGTCATTATGGACTATACAGAAGAAGGTTGCTGGGACGCAAACGACTAAAGGAACGGACCTTAAAATCCAATTACTTTAGGAGTCAATCATGAACACGTTACTCATGATCAAAAGGCAGATTGATAAAGCTGCTGCTCTTCATGATTCACAAATCTCTCATACCACTTATCGTGGTGTTGAGTATGATGTACATCAGGTGGAGTCAAAAGAACCCCATGGAACATTCTGTTACAGGGGTGATACTTACGTAAAGTGAGTTAAACTTACTATACAGAGAGGATTAAGAATCCTCTCTTTTTTTGTCTTTATATAAGAATGAAATAAAACTTAGTTAAGTTAGTGTATCCTGACATATTTTGAATAGATAGTGTAGAATTACTGGAGGTGAAGGACGATTTGAAGAAATTTTAAATTTTTTTCATTATATTCACACTGATAAAGGAGTAAGTCATGACACTATCATACAACCAACTTGCAGGATGGAAACAGGACATAAATGGTCTCGTGGAAAGTTTAGAAAAATCTTCTGAGGAATCTGATCTTTTAAATGACTATTATGATTGTTTGGTCGAATGTGACGACAATCAAGCAGCATGTAAACGAATTTGTAGGAGAATTTTAGTTTAGTTTTTAGGACGGGATTGACTCCCGTCCTTTTTTTGTGTATAATTAGTTGTGTGACTCAATTTCACATGGCTACTATGGAAGACTGGAGATACAGTGATGATCGATTAGAGATCAGACAAAAAGTTTACTCTCTTTTATTGAATAAGTATGGTTCTCAGATAGATGAGAATGGTCAACCAATTTATAGTATGAAAAGTATTTCTGAATGTTCCCATGACTGGGTCTCACAAGGTAATGTGGATGCATCTGGAATTATAAAGTATTTTGAGGCGTATTATACTAATGGATAAAGAGAAACTGAAATCAACTATTTGTAGAATTGAATTTCTTTTAGACACACTCAAAGCAGAGTTGTTCTCTGATGAATTGGAAGGTGTTATAGAAGAACCTACATACACAAATGTTCCTGTTGATGATTATGATGAAGTATTTTATGATGTTGAGTAATGGTTTATTCTAGTCTATCAGAGTTTGAAAGAGCACTTGCAAGATTCGGTGATAAGGTTTCTTTGATTGTTGGATTTGAGATCAGTGGTAAGATGTCACCAGAATCTGCATATCAAGAAATTAAAACTATGATGAAAGAGTTAAAAAAACTTAGAAAAATTGAGAAAGATGAATGGGATGAGGAAGAATTGACATGAATGTGAAACTTATTAGTGTTACTCCTGATGCTGAAAAGCATATGGCATATTGTGCTAGGGTAAGTAATCCAAACAATCAAGAGAATGAAAAGATTTCTGGTTTACTGAAGTATTGTATCAAACATCAACATTGGAGTATCTTTGAACAGGCTTATCTGACTGTGGAGATTGAAACCAATCGTGGTATTGCTGCTCAGATTCTACGGCATCGTTCTTTTACTTTTCAAGAATTCTCACAGAGATATGCTGATTCCTCCCTACTTGCGGAGATAATACCGATACCAGAACTCCGTAGACAAGACATTAAGAATCGTCAGAACTCTATTGATGATATTGATCCTGTTGTTTGTGAAGAGTTTCAAGTTAAGATTCAAAACCACTTTGAAGGTAGTATGGAACTTTACAAAGAACTGTTAGAATGTGGTATTGCAAAGGAATGCGCAAGATTTGTTCTCCCTCTTGCTACACCTACAAGACTTTATATGTCTGGCAGTCTGCGGAGTTGGATTACCTACATTGCTCTGCGAGAGAAGAATGGAACACAGAAAGAGCATATGGAAATTGCAAAATCTTGTAAGGAGATATTTTGTAAAGAGTTTCCCATAACAGCAGAAGCACTTGGAGGTATTGATAATGAGTGGTTGATATGATATAATCTACAACCTTTCTACCATTTCAGAATCTTTGGAGTGGTGATAAGTATAAATTATTATGAGGGAGGAATGAATTTTGGCCACATATCCAATTAGACATAAAGATACTGGTGAAACCAAAGATATAGAAATGAGTATTCATGATTGGGATCAATGGAAAGAAGATAATCCTGATTGGGAAAGATATTATACTCCAGAGAATGCTCCTTGTTTGGGTCTTGAGATGGGAGAACCTTTTTCAAAACTTTATACCAAACATCCAGGATGGAAAGACGTTATCGGTAAAGCGAAACAACAACCAGGTTCGACCCTAAAACATTACGACTAATAAAGTATGCCTAGAAAGAGTAAGTCCGGTATTGGAAGTACAAACTCAGTTCCATTTGGTATGACTAATAAACAAATGAAAAGAAAGAAACCAATTAATCTTGATTACATCAAGAAAATTGAACCCCTTACACCCAATCAAGAATTATTTTTTGATCTTTATAAGAAGAATCAAAATCTAGTTGCATATGGATGTGCTGGTACTGGTAAGACCTTTATTGCCCTCTACAATGCTCTTTTAGATGTTTTAGATCCCAAGACACCTTATGAGAAGATTTACATTGTCAGATCTCTTGTAGCAACCAGAGAGATCGGGTTTCTACCTGGTGACCATGAGGACAAGTCATCTCTTTATCAGATTCCATACAAGAACATGGTAAAATACATGTTTGAGATGCCTGATGACAATGCATTTAAAATGTTGTATAGTAACCTTAAGTCACAAGGATCTATTACATTCTGGTCCACTAGTTTCATTCGTGGAACCACTTTGGATAATGCAATTGTTCTTGTTGACGAATTTCAGAATCTCAATTTCCACGAACTGGATTCTATGATTACCCGTGTTGGTGAAGATTCTAAGTTGATGTTCTGTGGAGACGCAACTCAGACTGATCTTGTGAAGACAGTTGAAAGGAATGGTATTATTGACTTCATGAGAATCTTGAATAATATGCCATCCTTTGATACAATAGAATTCCAGGCAGAGGACATTTGTAGAAGTGGTCTTGTAAAGGAATACATTGTTGCAAAACTTGAACTAGGTATGTAATGTTTAATCATGTTGAAATAGAAGTCCCAAGATTGTCAAGAAAGACTATCAATGGGATTAGGTTTTATGATACTCCCTCTGGAAAGAAATTAGTTTCTATTACTTCTGTTATTAGTCACTATAATCGTCAGATTTTTGCAGATTGGAGGAAGAGAGTTGGTAATGAAGAAGCAAACAAAGTAACTAAACAGTCTACTAGTCGTGGTACTGATACTCATACTTTGATTGAACATTATTTAAAGAATGAGGATCTTCCTACAGTCCAACCTCTTTCTGATATGTTGTTTAAGCTTGCCAAAGGGGATCTAAAGAACATAGATAATATACATGGACTAGAAACTCCTCTGTACAGTGAGTTTTTAGGTATTGCTGGAACAGTAGATTGTATAGCCGAGTATAATAATGAATTGGCTATCATTGACTTCAAGACTTCAAAGAAACCCAAGAAACGTGAGTGGATTGAAGGATACTTTGTACAGTGTGCGGCCTATGCTTGTATGTTGTATGAACTAACTGGTCTTACAGTTAAAAAATTCGTTATTATTATGACTTGTGAAAATGGAGAGTGTGAAGTTTATGAAGAATATGATAAGTCTAAGTATATCAAACTACTCACAAAATATATTAGAGAGTTTGTTGAATTCCAATTGCATGACAATAATGCCTGATAATCAAGACATTGATAAACTTTTGGAAAGTAAGTTTTATTGTCCCAGAAAGTTTTCGGAAGAGATTGAGAAGATTCATACAACTAATACTGACATGAGTTATATTGATTCTATTGTTTTCTTTTGTGAGAAGAATAGTATTGATGTTGAGGCAGTTCCTAAACTAATCTCCAAGCCTTTGAAGGAGAAGATTAAATGTGAGGCGATTGAACTAAACTTCTTGAAGAGAACCTCTCATGCAAAACTTCCAATTTGATGTAAAATTCCTTCGTGATCATATTCCTATTCTGATTGCAAAATTACCCGAAGAAATCAATGATGAGATTGGGGAATGGGCACACGAATGTAAAAAAATTAAAGCTCATCCTCTCAGTTATCTGAAAGGACACACGAATATTGGTTATGACCCAGACAGTAACATATTTAATAATTCATATCAGTGTTCTGTTCCTGCACATCTAATTTCTGATTCGTATTGGTTAGCCTATACCATTAGGTTAACGGCAAAAATGCTTAATATAGATAATAGAAGTATTAGACTGAGACAATATCCCGGTCATTTTGATAATTATGATATCTGGGCAAATTTTTCATATGAAGGAGATTGTAATCCAGAACATGTACACGTAGGGAATATTTCTGGTATTGTCTACCATAAAAATGAAAATCACCCTATCATTTTTCCTCATTTCCAAGTAGGGTATGGAGGAAACAATGGAACAATGATTTTATTTCCAAGTGATACCGTACATTGTGTAAATCCACAAAAATCTAAGAACGAAAGAATAACTTTTGCATTTAATTTAATTCAAGATCCTACATGATACCAAAATTGAAAGCATTTGATGTATATAAGTCTTACTTAGGACTCAAAAACCATTTTACCAAGAAAACTTATGATTACCACAAATATTGTGGTAAGTCGCGTGCATCTATTCAGTCGTTTTACAAACGTCGTGACCGTTTTTTCTTTGAGAAGTTGTCCCGTCAGAAGGATGATAGTGAAGTCATTGAATACTTCGTGGCAAACTTTGTGAGTTGTGATGATCCTCAGGCTCTTTGGATTGGACAGATTATGAAGGAAGGTGATGATAATTATTCTAACTGGAAGAGAAAGAGTCAATCAATGTCTTATGTTTTTAAGAATGAAGTCACTGATTTGTTTGAAAATAAAAAGTTTGATGACGTTTTTTATATTGATGGAAGTAGACACCCTATAATTGTAAAAGAACATCTTGTAAATGATGTTTCATTGGAAACATTAATTATTTTGGATAGGATTTTGGGATTCAAAAAGAACTTTGATAAGAAATTAAAAGATCCTGTCTGGGAGTTTTTATCAATGAGAATTGATAAGTATAGTCCTTTTATACATACTGATATATTCTCATATAAAAGAATTTTAAAGAAAGTGGTAGGAATTCTATGAGTAGTTTCTTTAGTTCGGAATTAGTTCGTGAAGAGATGGACAACATTACTAAACTTCAAAAAGAAATTTATGAAAATGTTTTTATATTTTCTTTGATGAGTAGAGAAGATAAACTTGAACATGTTGAAAAACTTTCTACTCTTCTAGATAAACAAAGAGTTCTTTATACACGTCTGAGTTTGTCTGATGATCCTGAAGCCAAGAGGATGAAAAATAAGATTTTTGAGGAAGTACTTACAATGGGATTTCCAAAAGACGTTGATATCACTTATATCTTTTCAAATATGACTAAGGTCCTTGATGAAATGAAAAAAACAATCCTTGACAACCCTTGATAAATGGCTTATATTGTAGGGGTCCTCAGTTACCCCAACCAAATCTGAGACACAAGCCAAATACACTTAATACAAAACATATGTCATTTTCAAATCTGAAAAAGAATTCCTCTTTGGGGAACTTGACTGCGAAACTGATTCAGCAGGTAGAGAAAGAGAATAAGGGTCAAGGTGGAGGAGCAGACGAACGACTCTGGAAACCCGTGATGGATAAGTCCGGTAATGGTTATGCTGTTATTCGATTCCTTCCCGCACCTAATGGAGAAGATCTCCCTTGGGTAAAATTGTTCTCTCATGCCTTCCAGGGTCCTGGTGGTTGGTATATTGAGAATTCTCTGACCACTATTGGTAAACAGGACCCTATTGGGGAACTGAACCGTGAATTGTGGAACACTGGTAATGAAGCTGATAAGGACACTGTTCGTAAACAGAAGCGTAAACTGTCCTTCTATGCAAACATCTATGTTGTAAAAGATCCTGCCAATCCTCAGAACGAGGGTCAGGTATTTCTTTACAAGTTCGGTAAGAAGATCTTCGATAAGATCATGGATGCAATGCAACCTGAGTATGAAGACGAGACTCCTATTAATCCTTTTGATTTCTGGCAAGGTGCTAATTTCAAACTGAAATTGGCTAAGGTTGCTGGTTATTGGAATTATGATAAGTCCGAATTCACCTCACCATCTGCCCTTCTGGATGACGATGATGCATTGGAAGCCCTTTGGAATAAGGAATATCCATTAGCAGAACTAGTTTCTGCTGATCAATTTAAGTCCTATGATGATCTGAAGAAGCGTCTTGATTATGTTCTTGGTAATAAGAAAGTCAAGACTGCTGCTGCAGAAGAGACTGAGTACGATAAATACGAAGTCACTGAGACCAAGCGTGTCAGTGAAGAAGATGCACTCAGGAAACTGGAAGAACAGATTGTTAATTCCAAAGTCAACAATCCTGAACCCCCAACATCTAATGGTGAGGATGAGGATGATGCCATGTCATATTTTTCAAAATTAGCTGACTTGTAACCTATGAAAGTCTTTATCTCATTGCTATCACTTTTGGCAATTGCAACTCCTGCCCAGGCTATCACCTGGGAGGAGTTCTGGGATCCATTTACAAGTGATAGGGTATACGTGACACCTAGTTATAGACCTAGGTACTATGAAGAGAACGAATACTGTACAAGATACACCTATCGTGAGGAGTATATCCCTGGTAACATACATCGACCAGGTTATGTGAGAAGATATAGAGATAACTACAGAGTGCCTTGCTGAACCAAAAACGGCATTGCAATTCAAAAGGGCCCCGCAAAATCTTCAGGATTTTTTAGGGCCCTTTACTTTTTTTTTAATTATTGAAATAGTCTGATATTTTCTCCTCTTACCAGAGTTTTATCAATATATTGACTACTACCTTTTTTGTAGATCATTGAAGACTTTATATTTCTTTCGATAATATTGATATAATCTTGTTTAAGTAAAAATATATTTCTCTTATCATCTTCTTTTTTCACTTCATAGTCATAATTGGTAAATTCTTGAGTAATTCCAGTTTTTGTTAATTCAACACCAATTTTCGTATCATGATAAGTGAAGGAAAAATTCTTATCAACCTGAAGACCTTTAGGTACAATTGTAAATCCTGAGAGGTCTTTTACTTCAATAGTCTCATAATGATTAATTTCGTATAATTTTTGTTGTGTAACGTATTTGGTATCCAAATAGTTTTCAAATGATTTTTGGGATAATGGCCATTCGTCCTGATAATTGATTATATTATTAGAAAGAAGAACTATCCAATCATAGTATTGTGATCCATATATTTTATTCGCAATATTATCTGGTCTTTCATCACCAACTATGGTGTATTTCGTAAAGTATGATAGATTTGTAAAAATATCTTCGCGAAGAATACCTCTCTTAAACAGGTTTTTAGTTTGAATATATGCAGATATGGTTTGATTGTCTTTGAGTCTGTTGACATACTCAAAGTTAGGAACATATCTAAAATATGGTATTGCCATTTTTAGTAACCTGGATGATCGTCGTCAGTATAATCATTTTGATATATGGGTTCAATTTCTGTGAAATTCAGAGTCATTGTAGTGTAAACCATAGAACCACCATCAGCATATGTCATATACTTACCCTGGGGCGTGTAATTTACCACAACATTAATAAGAGCACATGGTTTTATTTTATTCAGATATGGATGTGTCTG